AAAGCTCCTGGGCGTTGGGGTTGTCGTCGAGGTATTGGAGGAACTCGACGGGGTCGTTGTGAAAACGCTTCCTGGCGGCGCTGGGAAGCTCTGAGAACATGTTTTTGGCGTTCGCCACGGTGAGCATGTTCTCTGTGAAGGTTGCTGCGGATATGAATCCGTAGCTGGGTTGATGTTTTGAGACGTGGTCTATGACTCCGTCTCGTTGGTATCGCGACATTATGTTGTTGATATCGCATTCGTCTTTGAATGACTGTTTTGCGAGGTCGTCTGCGTCGTCGCAGATCGCGTAAGGGCGGTCGGCGAGCTGCCGGCCGGCTGGATTGTCGACGACCTGGTCAGATCGTCGGTGATTGTTTTGAGGGTAGCTCATTTTCTTGGTGTCCTATGAGGTAGTGGTGGTGCGACCCTGCCGGGTTCGTTTATTCGGATGTTGCCGAATCCTTGGATGATTTCGGTCATCCGTTTTATGAGGGAGTCAAGCATGACGCCCTCTGATGATTTTATGCTTCCGCCAGGGCGGAAGTGTGACGAGATTTCGTCTTTGAGTCCTTGCCAGCCTTCGCCGCCTTTTTTCCAAAAGTCGCCCATGAGGGTGGCGGACCATTGTTTCGCGGTGACTATTTTTGTTTCCGCTGTGATTTTATTTACTTCTGCGGCGAGCTTGAGTTGCATTTTGCGGGATGTTTCCGCTGTGGTTTTGTTTAGTCCTGTTTGAGATCGGACAAGCGCGATCTCGTTTGTGGCTCGTTTTGCTGCTAGTGCGCTCGAGACGGATTCAGGGATGGCTGCGCCGATCCCTTCCATCACGTTTCCCATTGTTGCCACTGAGCCCGACGGCGTGGACGCTGGAGAACCCAGCGCCAGTATGCGGTTGAGTCCTGCTGCTTCAAGATCCTTTGCGGATCGCTGGTAGGCGGTGGAGGACATTCTTTCTTGGAACTCACGGTTTTCTCTCGCTATCTGTTTGTTTGCTTTGTTTGCGCTTTTTTGCCCGGTTGATTGCAGGATGCCGCCGATGATGCTGGCGCCGCCTGCGATTAGGGCGGGAACCGTGAAAGGTCCCAGCCCGTACAGTATCTCGTATGTTTCGAACCACATTAGAAGTGGTCGATGAGCCCGGGAACGCCGAAGGTTGGCATCGGGCGTGCGCAGCGGTATGAGAAGTGACAGTCGAGTAGGAAGTGAGGTTCGGACGGGACCGCAATGATGCGGTCTATTGGAGGGTCGTCCTGTATGAAATTGTTGTTGAGACTCGGTTGAGTACCGAAGTCTTGAGAAAGGTGCCAGACGTCTAAGCTGGCAGTGTAGTTTGACCGGAATTGCCCAGTGATTTTACTGGGGAAGTACCGATATTCGGCGTAGCGTTCTTGGTACCCCCAGACGTCTCCGTCTTGGATGTTTCCGGTATAGAAGATTTCTTCTTTTTTTACGATTTGTTCGCCTATAAGTGCGAGGCTGGGCCAGTAATAGTCAAATCGTGTTTGGCGGGTCCACATTCGTTCGAGACCCGCTTGGTAAGTGAGGTCGGCGCGTACGTTGACGAGGCCGAGAATAAGGCAATGTTCTGTGAAGGATTTTGAGAACCCGTGCCCACTTAGGACGGCTGTGCCGTAGCCAGCGAGGTTGGCTTGCGGACTTGCGTCCGGTCCGGATGGATCTGTTTCGCTGGTTTGTGGGATCGGTGTAATTGTTATGTTTGATGATCCTCCTCCTAGGAATTCCGGCCTGTTTAGCCGGGCGTCGTCGGATGTGACGCCGAAGTGACTTTTTATCACTTCTATGTAGCGGGTTCCCGCTCGAGCGTCTTTTTCGAACATGCGCTGGATTTGAAATGCTTGTCGCAGTTCGTTGATGGTTGCGGAAGTTGCTTCCGAGAGGTCTGCATATAGCAGATCGTTGAGGTCGGGTGGTCCGACCTGGTCAGCATAGGTGACGTTGACTCCACTAGAATCCAGGGAGTAGTGGTCGTCAGGGTTGTTGAGTTTTCCAATGTCAACAGCGTTGAGGTCGTTTCCGAGGAAGGCCGCGATTGGTGCTCTATCGCCAAGGGGCAGTAATACAGGATTATCTCCTTTCTGCGGCCAGGGAAGTGAGGAGGTGAAGTAATCGTGACGTTTAGAGCGTCTCCGAAGAGAGAGTACGCCCGACGCGTCTCCGCCGTCGCCGGTTTCGATTGGTACGCTGTTTGTGAGGTTCTGGTCTCTGAACCAGGTGTTAAACACCAATTGGTAGGCACGGAAGTGCAGGATGTTGAAGTCAATGCTGCCAGGAGTAATGTCAGTGGGTAGACCCATGTAGTCTGCCAGGGTCCCATTTTCTATGGCTCCTTGTATGTTGTATTGAGGGATAAGGAAGTCTGTTGAGTCGCCCGGATCGTCCTGGGCTCCGTTGAATTTTTCCCAGTTTTCCCAGACAAGTCTGTAGGGCACTGCGAAGAAAAATGTTTCCATGTGGAGGTTGTCCATCACGGGTTTTATGGGAGTTGCTAAGCGGGCAAAGCCCGACATATTTAGCGAAAAACTGTCTCCGGGCAATGCTTCATCGACCAGTATAGGTACGAGGAAGCCGCCGTCGAAGGTGGTTTTTAAGCCGTGTGATCGGTCGAAGGATGACCGGTGCATATCCACGTTAGGGATCTCAGAGAATGAGTGACCCATTACTGAAGGTTGCTTCATGGTGTTTTTCCGTTGATGAATTGTAGGCCGTTGCCGAGAGATACAGGCGCTTCGCTTGTTATTGTTGCGTCCTGGTCGTTGAATTTTCCGACCCAGAATAGGGTGTAGTCCGCAGGGTTTTTTCCGAAGGGATGTTCTGATTCGTTGATGCAGTTTGAGAAGAGTCTGACGGCTTGCCCGTCAGTGTTTGTCAAGTAGGGAGGCAGAAATGCTTCTGCTTTTGCGTCGTGTACGACGTAGATTTTGGTGATCATGATTCGATTCCCATTGATTTTAGGAACTCGAGGTAGGTCTTTCTTCTACCGATTGTCCGGTAGAAGTTGCGCTTGATGTGCGCCATTCGGAGTTGAGCAATTGTCATATTGCATCTCTCTTAAGGGAGGAAAGTTGTTGTTCTTTGCATATCTCGCGAACGCCAAGGCGTTCGGGCGTGGAGTTTTCCTTATTTTTTTGTAGTTGCGCTCGTTCCTCGCGCTCTTTTTTTATCGCTGCCAGAAGGTCAGGGTTTTCCCGTTCCAGCAATTTATCGTAGTAGCGTGGAACCGGGTATTTCTTTCCGTTCATTGGGACGAAGTCCCCAGGAAAGATGTCGTGTTTGTATTTTTGGTACCAAGCGTAGCCGATGCCTGGCCGGTTGGATTGGTCTGTGTACTCGGGTAGGAGGTCTGTGATTTCTCCGTTTTTATCCCATCGTTCGTAGTGGTGGACTGCCTTAGGTCCGTTGATTTTTTTCATTATGTATCTGGCGACGTAGGCAGCGGACTGCCATGTAGCGTCGCCAATAGTGGAGAAGCCCTTGGTCCAGATGGTTTCGAGTTTGGTAGAGCGATATAGGTTGTGGCCGTTTTTTACTTGCCAGAGTTTTTTGTCGGTGAAGTGAAGTCCGAAGATGATTGCATGGAAGTGAGGACGGTAGTTTTTTTCGCCGTACTCGCCGCACATGAAGTAGCGGATTGTCTGGCCCGTGTGTTGGTGTCTTAGGGCTTTCATGAAGTCTTGGAAGTCTTTTTTTAGTAGCGAACCGTTGGAGGGCAGCTCCTGGTCGCTGTAAGTCAACGTGATGTAGATGTTGTTTTGGTGCGTTTGGGATTCGTGGACGCATCGGACTGCCCAGTCGCGGGAGCGATCTATGCGGCAGCCAATGCACTGTCCACAGGAAAAGGTCATAAATATTGAGTTAGGAAACTTCTCTTTGACCTGATTGGCTTGCTCGAGGTTCGAGAGCCAAATCCTTTTTCCTTCCCAGGTAGTGAGTCTGGATAGGGGGTGGAAGCATGGCATTTCACAGCCGATAGCCGCCTCGCATTGCTCTAGCGGACCCCCGGTTTTTTGGATGAGTGCCGGAGGATCGGCGGAAGGCTCGTTTGGAGGCTTTTCGCCCCATTTTTCTTCGCTTTGCCATGGTTAGGAGTCCTGGTTTGGGTTGTGATTCTGTCAGCTAGCCTAATGACATCTAGTGAGTCATTAGGCTGGCGTCCAGGCTTGGACTATTTTCCGGGAGATCCCGGAGGTTAATCAAGGGGACTAATCGTCAGGCTGATTGACGGGTTCGTCTGATTTGGGTGGATCCTCGCGATCAGTATCGCGTATAGGTGGATCCGGTTTCTTGGTAGATAAGCCCAGATCGTAAAGCTCCTGGGCGTTGGGGTTGTCGTCGAGGTATTGGAGGAACTCGACGGGGTCGTTGTGAAAACGCTTCCTGGCGGCGCTGGGAAGCTCTGAGAACATGTTTTTGGCGTTCGCCACGGTGAGCATGTTCTCTGTGAAGGTTG